CGAATCTCAAGGCGAATGCAAAGATTTCGGATTGAATAATAAGGCACTCGAGGAACTTGCCACTATCGGCAGCGAGGGCATTAGCGATGAGTCCTCTGATGAGGACATTGAGAATATTGCAGAAACTCTGGTCCCCTATGCCAAGGCGATGCAGGCGGAAGTAACCAGAAAACTGCAAGGAAAACAGACTCGCACACCCAGAACGACCGAGGCAGATGTCGACCACGCATCGGGCGAAGAAGGTGGAAGCGAGAGCAACGACGGAAGAAAGGGCGAGGAGCAAATCCCTAGCTACCTCAAGAAATTCATGGAAGAGATGCGAGAGGAGAACAAAAAACTCTCTCAAAAGCTGACAGACTATGAGAAGAAAGAGGCGGCATCGATTCGCAAATCAGCCATTTCAGCCAAGGCTAAAGAGCTTGAAATCCCAGAGCATCTGATGAAACGTTTCGCCATTGGTGATGACGAGGACATCACAGAGGTTCTGACCGAGTTCAAGCAGAGCCTAGTTGATAACGGACTCCCTATGGGTGGGAGTTCGCCTATCAGTTCTTCCAGCGATGAGGAAGTTAAGGAAGACGCTATGTCGTGGGCGAAGAAGCTTCCCGATTAACCGAATTGTTTAATTCTCAACATCACTAAATTATGGCAGTTACTTTCGAACGTACAGAATTGTCTGGTCGCATGACTCCATTCTGGAGAGAGCCAAAGGTTCTTCCAGGCGGTTTTAATCTGGCCCAGACTTTCCCCGTTGGCTCGTTTATCGCCCGTGGCGCATTTGTCGAGGTCGATTTCGACTCAATGAGTGCCAACATCGTGAAGATTGCTAAAGTGGTGTCTGGTGGAACTACCGCCGCTCCTCGCATCGAGAAAGGCGGAAACTTTGTCGTTGGCGACACCATTCTTGTGTCTGGCACAACTACCAACACCAAGACCATTACGGCTATCAACACAGACAACGCTGACTATGACGTGCTGACTCTCAACTCGGCTCTTACCGGAGCAACCGCAGGAGCATTCCTCACCGAAGCGGTGGAGACTACCGTTGAAGAGACCACCACCTACACCGAGCGTGTCCCCAATATGATTCTCTCGGCTGACCGAGACATTCAGAAATCACAGCTCGCAACTCTCGATGTTGCCTATGAAGCTATCGTGCTCGCAGATGTCATCGCAAGCTTCCCCTCTGGTTGGCTCCTTAATGGAGGTCCCTGCTTGAAAACTAATCCTAACATCATCTTCATCAAACAATAACAACTATGGCAAATAACACATTTGTAGGTAGTTCAGTGTTCGGTGAACTGACCAGAAACGTACAAGCACGAATCGATGCCGCTTCCGAACTTAACAAGACTCTGTTCGACACCACAATCTATCGTAACTATCTGACTTGGGACTCTCCCATGACAGGTCTCGACTTCGAGGAGCTGATTGGTAAGCAACAGATTTCTATTGCCGCATCGACAATCGGAGAGAATAGCGAAGCTCCTATCATTGGCACAGAGGGTCTGGAGACTCTCAAAGAGCGTGTTCTCCACCACTCAATTGCCGTGCCTTTGAGCATGCAGGACTACCGCCGAGTATTACAACTTCGTGACTCCAGAGCATTCAGCGATGAAGCCGTTAAGAACGAGCTCATCAACATTCTCTGGGGCAACACAGAGACCGCAGTTAATGGTGTCGAGTCTCGCATCGATATGATCTTCCTCGGTGCGCTCTCGAATTGTGGAGTTTTCACATTCGATGCCAACAATAACCCAGAGGGCGGTGTCCGTGGAACTATCAACTATGGAATGCCTGCTGGCAACATCGCTAGTGCTGACACTCCTTGGACTGAGGCCAATATCGAGACCGTAGACCCATGGGAGGACATTCAAGCAGTCCTCGATGCCGCTGACGATGTGACCGATATTTCCAGCATTCTCATCTCTCCTGCGAAGATGGCTTATCTTTGCCGTAGCAAGAAGATGAAGCAGGTTATCTTCGGTACCGACAAGTCTTCGAGCTATCTCACTATGGCGGTCATCAATCAGTATATGGAGCAGAACGATATGCCTACCTTCACCAAGATTCGCCGCAAGGTTCGTGTCAAGAAGGGTGGCAACAAGTTCGAGACCATTACTCCTTGGAATGGCGATAACCTAGTATTCGTTCCCGCTGGAAATCTTGGCTCAGTCAAGAATGCACTCACCGACAGCGAGCTTCGCCCAGAAGCTGATGTCGTTTACTCGATGTATGGCCGCATCCGTGTGCAGGAGTATTTCATCGGCAAGACCAAGGGCACTCGTCATGGCGAGTACACCGAGGCCGAGTCGCTCTCTCTGCCCGTTATTTCGGAGATTAACAACATCTACACGTTGCAGACCAATCCACAATGAGAACGAATCTAGAGACGCTCAAGGCTCGATGCAAGCTCATTTGCAACACCTGCTATGTCGATAGCGATGTAGCCGAAGATATGCTCTTGCAAGAAGGTTTAGACCCCGTTTCTGGCGGTGGAGATGATACCACTATAACCAAGTGCGCAATCGTCATCGTTAAGGGCTGGGTCGAGACCTCTCGAAGCGAGGGCGGAATCAGTGCTAGCATCAATCACGATGCTATCAAGAAGAATCTTCTCTGGTGGGCGAATCAGTATGGACTCGATGCCGACGAGCTTCTCGCAGATTCATTCAAGACGATTGAGGATGGTTCACAGCTCTGGTAACGATGAGGACAAACGGCACGTTGAAGTATCTGGTGTCGCAACCATTCGCCTTTGATGACGATGGTATGCCCACCTCTGGCGAGGCCACTTGGAGCAACTCTGTCGAGTGCTTCATACGTACCAACACGCACAACACCCGAGGCATCTATCAAGACGGAAAGTTTACCCAAGCATCTTACGAGGTGCTTATCGAGAGACAACCGCTTCTTGTGCGCCCGAGTCGAGTACGTCTGGTGCGATACGGCTATGAGCTAGGAGAGTTTGACGTGCAGGATATTCAGCTAGTGCAACTCGACCGCATCAAAATTCTTGTCTGATGCCTATTGTAATCAAGACCCCGAGCGACCAGATAAAAGCAGATTTTGCGTCTCAATACAACGAGAGAGTAAAGAAAGTTATTCTATACAATCTGGCCTATGTCGGAGAAGCTTGTGTCGCAGAGGCTCGCTTGAATGGGCGATACCAAGACCAGACAGGGAACTTGCGCTCCAGCATCGCTTATGTGATTGTCGATGATGGCAAGATAGCCAACGAGGGCAGGTCACAGAAATTCTTGGAGGGCACGCAAGGAGAAACAGATGGCATTCGCTATGCGAGAGAGCTGGCCGCTGAACACCCGAAAGGGATTGTCCTAATCGTGGTGGCGGGCATGGAGTACGCAGTATATGTAGAGGCCAGAGGACTCAATGTCCTCTCCTCTGCTGAACTGCTAGCAAACTCTCTGGTCCCACAAATTATGCGTTCAATAGGTTTCAAGGTTACATAAAGTAATTTTTTTCAGTTATGGCATATCTGCGCAAAACGGAGACCGAGATTGAGAAAGACCTCTATAGGCTCGTTAAAGGCTCCTCTCTGGCCACATTGATAGGCGGCTCGATATACCGCCGCCAGATGAGACCCAGAGACGCTAGGAGCGAAGACATAGTGCTCACCTTCGTGTCGGGTGAGGAGTCGCAAGAGCAGAACGGAATAATCAATCTCAATGTGTATGTGCCTATGATGTCTGCCGGTCTGGGTACCAATATGGTCCAGGACATTTCTCGATGCGAGACGATAGAGCGTGCTATCATCGACTTTATCGAAGGCATCGATTCGACAGAATACATCTTCGAGTTGCGCAGTGCGCCCATAACGCTTGACGATCCAGAGTATATTGACCAGACCACAATCAATTCGAGAATTTTTTACAGAAGAACAACATTCTAAAAACACGACAACTATGGCAAAGAAAATTATGGCATGGAGCAAGTGCAAAATCGAAATCGGCAAGACTGGCGAGAACGATGCCATTGCTTCATCATTCACCTCAATAGGTGTCATCAGTAATCAATCATCTACTCTCGAAGCCGAGGCTGGGGATGCTCTCCAAGCTATCGCCACAGGTGGTGAGATTGTCGCAGAGGAACCTCAAGAGGGAACGCTCACTCTGGAGACTACTGTTATCGAGCCTACCAATGACCTTCTGGTTTTGCTTGGCTTGACTCTGGAGAGCGCAACCGCAGACGATATTCAAGTGAAAACTCACGTTGTCGAGGGCAACTGGAGCGTCAAGGTCACTCCCAAGAACAATGGCGCAATGGGAATCGTGGCTCCAAAAGCCACAATTACCTATGCTCCCGCATGGGATGAGGAGAATGGTAACACCGCAGTGCTTACCTTCACCATTCTCAAGACCACCGAGGTACCAGAGACACCTGCTTCTGGCAATGACCCCGCAGTAGATAACAACTACTGGTACAAACGTTTCAAGACAACATCGTCTCTTTAATAGGCTTGCTTCCGCAAAGTGGAGAGGGAGTGTGCGCACATGGCTCTCCTTTCTCCACTTTTTCGTAAATTATGGCAAAGAATAAAACTATTGAGAGCAAGGTTGCTGATGCTATTCTCCAGAAAAAAAACCAGACCATTACTCTAGGTGGCAAGGAGTACACATTCGGTAAGCCGTCTGTCGCTACTATCATCTTGGTAAGCGAGCTAGTGAGCGAGCTCCCAGAGATAAACACCGACATTAAGCAGAGTGAGCTAGTGGCCGAGGTGCTTCGCACCGCCAAGGACTGCAAGGTCATCGGGCGCATTGTGGCTACAATCATTCTCGGGGCAAAGCGCATCAATGAGCTAAAACCGCCAAAAAAGCGGTTTCCGTGGCTCCAGAGAGCGTGTAACGAGTTAGACGAGCTATCACATATCGTGCTACAAGAAATGACCGCACAAGAGATTGCAAAGATAATTAGCGAATCTCTTGTCGAGCTAGAGATTGGAAGTTTTTTCGGGCTTACCGCTTCGCTAACTCAGGCCAACGTTCTAAAAAGAACAAAAAGC